ATCTTTAAACATTTGATGCTGTTGCTCAGCTTGTTCTTGCTCCTTATTATATCTATTGAAAAAATCCATAGCTTTTTGTTGTTCCTGAGTAACGCCCGGTCTCAACTTGATCTCGTCGTAATATTTACTCTTGGTTTCTTCTAAAAAGCTTTTGGCTTTTGCAACTTCTTCTTTAAACGCAAGTTTCTTTTTGCGTATATCCTTATCTTCATCTATGTCTTCATCGTAGTCAAAATCTTCTAACAAAAGATCAAGATCTTCAGAATCTAAATAAGGTTTATTTTTTTTGTAATACTCTTTAATAAGACTTTTGTCGTCTACATTACTATAATCAGCATTTAAACGAGTATAATCTTCTATTGTCCCGCCGGTTTCTTCCATAAAGGAAACTAGCTTTTCAATATTTTCTGGCAATTGCTTGCCTAATACTTTTTCATCTCTTATAGCTTCTTTAACTTCTGCTTCAACTTGTTTGACTTCAGCTTCTGTTACTTCTTGGATCGGAGAAAACCCTTCAGTAGTCTCGTTGGACTCTTGTATAGGTTCTCCCACCTCTGCGCTATCTCCGGATGGTTTTTCCACAGATACCTCCTTTGTTTCTCCGACTTGAATGGCATCTTCTTCTTGTTTTTTTATTACTACTTTTTTAACCTGTGGTTCTAATTCAACTAAAGGTTCTTTTGGATTAATATTAACTTTAGTAATACTGTCTTTTGTTTCAGTTAATTTTTTTGGTGTTTTCTTTTTTGTTTTTAACTTAAAGTCACCTTCCTGTTTAACAGGTTCATTTGTTTTTACTTCTGACATAATATAATATAATTAAATAATTAAATAAAAATTAAGCAAACGCATTCATATCTACGTCCACATCTTGTTCAAAATCTATTGGAGGTCCATCTACATTTCTTTGTGTTATCATTTCACTTTGTTGCGTACCCTCCATTTTAATACGCTTGTCTTTTCTGTCTTCTATCATTTTTTCTTTTGCTCCAACAGCTTGCATATCCATCTGTTTTAACTGCATATCAAACTCAAATCTTCTTTGCATTTTTTGCATTTCAAGTTCGTTTTGCACCTGCATACGCTCAATTTCCATTTGATTTTTAGACTGTTCAAACTGAACTTTACTACCTGTTATAGCTTCTTGTTTTTGAACTTCAGCCATAGCTGTTTTCTCCGCAGTCGATGCTTGAGCATCTGCTTGAGCTTGTATATTAGACTGCTGTATTTGCATGTCTTGCTTTTGCTTAGCTTTACGCTTAACTTTAAGCATTTGATTAGCAAGCTTAAGATTTTTAATTTGTCTTAAGTCTATAGCGTCTTCAAGGTTAATTCCACCTTGTTGTATTGCAGCTTGTATATTTTGTTCTAACTGAGCTTGCTCTTCTTCGTCTGGTTCTAACTCTAAAAATATACCAAAATCATGAAGATTTAAATTTACTATTTCTTCTAATGTTTTTATATTAAAAGTTGATATAGAGTTTTGTAATGAGTTTTTAGTAAGAGGAAACTCTAATGCATCAGCAACTTTTAACGCTACATTTTCAGCTATTCTTAATGTTAAATACAAACTAGACTGTAGCACATGTTTGGTCGCTGTGTTTGAAGCATTTGCTGCTAGTTTTTGTAAACCAACTAATGTGTTTCTATCAGGCAAACTACCATCTCTTGCTTCGTTAAGTCCAGTCACGTCACGTATCATTTGCAAATAATACTGATATGTTTGTATAAGACTAGCTATTTTAGCATTACCACTTCCGCTTTGTAGTTCTTGAACTGGAACTTTACCAGCATTCATTTCACCATCTTGTGTTAATGATCTACCTATAACAGAACCTGTTTGAAAATACATATTTAATGCTTCGGCTGGATTATAATTTGTACCATTACCAAGATCTACTTCAGCCAAACCGTCCATATCTAAGTATACACCATCTGGAACCATGCGAGATATAACTTGTTGTAGTTTTAAATGTGTTAGCTGAATCATGTCAGCAAAACCAGTACATCTACTAACTAAAGATTCTATTCTACCTTTATATATTCTAGGTGCACAAATAGCATAATTCATTTGTACTTTTGTAGTGTCTGCTGTAGGTCTTGTCATATTTTCTGACAATTCCCACTTTAACATTGTTTGAGTTCCAAGAACTTTAGCGCCACTATATAGTACTTCTATAGACCTAGACACTCTTTCAAACATGTCACTTTCTGGCGGATTAAATGTATCTGGTTTTTCAATAGCTTTAATTAATCCTTGATCTGTTTGTTTTATTTTAAATACTTGATTATGGTATGTTTTGTAATCAAAATATAAAACTTGTACTGTGTTGTTATCATAGTTGCCATAACCTGTAATATAAGATTTATTACCAGGCATTTTTTCTATAAACTCTAATTCTTCTTTAGATATATTAGGAAACTCTTTTTTAAGTTCTGGTATTGTTATTGATTTTACTTCACCAACATAATATATGTCTTCAAAATTAGGATCTTCTGTGTATGAATATACCATATACGCAGGATCTACATAATCTATAGTTACTCCATTAGCAGTATTAAAATTAGTTTTAACAGCTGCAATACCTAAAACTGTTAAATCCATGTTTAATCTTCTTCTAGTAAGATCATATTTGTTTTGAGCCATTACACTAGATATAGCTTCTTCTTGTGCTATTTCTATAGACTGCTTGTAACTTAATTGCATATGAAGCTCTAGATCTTCTGGTGTTTCTGGAACTACGTTTTTATCTGGTGATTGATAAGCGTCAATACCTAATGTTTGCTCTAAACTTAAAAGATATTCTTTTGAAATCATATCTTCATAAAGCTTTTCAGCATAGCTAGTTCTTTTTCTTACAGACTCAGGATCTTGAGCATAAGCTTTTATATCATATGCTTTTTGAGATATTCCGTTTACAACTATATCTACAAATTTAGACAAAATAGGAACAGGCGTCCAATCTAAATTTAAATAAGATAAATCACCATTTATAGATAATTCATCTTTATACTTTTGCACGCTTTGCTCTCCTCTAGCATACAATCTTAATTGATTAAAGTTATTCCAATTAGTTAAATATCTATTACCTGTTGTTCTACCTTGAGAAAACCATTCACCTTCTATGGCTTGAGCAACTTGCTTACCATATTCAATGCTAGCTTTTTCTTGATCACTAACAACTTGGCTAGGAAATGCACTTCTAGTATTGGTATATATATTCATTAACTTATTATTTTTGATGTATTTCCTCTATTGTCATATTTCTTTATTCCAAGATCTACAGCTTGTAGTTTTATAGGAGCGCTAGGCGTATATCTATGTTTATTACAAGCCATTAAGGCTAATCCTGAGCTAATAGAAGCATCGTGTTTTGTTCTATTATTTATATTAAATTTTGCCCAATCTTCTAAAGTTCTTTGAAAATAAATATCACCATATCCATTTTCTTTTAAGCCTACAAAATCTTCTATATATGACTCAATAGCAGCAGCATGAGCCTGTTTAATATCTTCGCTAGAGTTTGGTATTCCACCTAATTCTTTTTCTGTTACAGATAATTTATTTCTTTTTCTATCAGGTCTATTCATTGAAAAACCTCTATAACCTCTTCTTTTAAAATGATACAACAATCTTGGTTTATTGTTTTCTGCAAGTATTGGCATGCCATAAAATACACAAGCCATAAGCACATCTTCAAAAAATATTTCAGCAGTTTGTGGTCTAGCTATATATTCTAAAAAAAAATGATTAGGTGGCGTATCTGTCATAGAAAACTTTGTAAGACCGTGTAAAGATCCTTTAGAACCTCTTTTATCTACAGTACCTGATATATCATAAGGATCACAGCCAAAAGCGCCTAAGTTTTCATTTAAAGGATATTTAATACCTCCTTTTGTTATTACTGCGTTTTGCATATTAACAGATGGAATCCACGTTATTAAAAATCTACCATTGTTATTTGGTATAAATAAAACCTGACTGTCTTGTATACCGTCTTGCCACATAAAATTACCTTTAGTAATATTTATAGAATTTTTAAGATCTTCATTAAAATCTATTTGCTCGTAAATTTTAGTTAAATTAAACAAAGATTCTTTTGATTCATCTCTAAACGCGTGCTTTTCAGTACGTGGAAACTGCCTATAAAATTCATTTAAAGCATCTTGATCTTGCTTTAGTCCATCTACTTCGTTATCCCAATATTCTATTACACCTAAATCTATAATTTCACCTTGTGGTCCTTCAACAGGTTTGTCTGGTGTTTGGAAGACAGGTAAGCCATAAGAATCAATGTATCCTTCGTAATTCCATTCCATAGGTATAAACAAGCTATATAATCCAGAGCGAGTTTGTCCATTCGCGTTTCGTTGTGTAACATCTGAGTCATTATATAGTTTTTTAAAGTTATCACCACCTTTATCTAATGAGTTACTTGTTGAACCCATCATACATTTACCTATAATTCTACTACCTAATCGTAAGCAGGTTTTCGTGACCCTCCAGTTGTTAAGGATGTTCGTCGGACGTTCCCACTTGCCGCTCTCATCGTGGACGAGGAGTTTGAGCTTTTCACCGTCGTACGAGTTGTCTCCTGTATTCTTCCAGTCGATCGTGGTGTCAAGCCCATCGATCTCTTGTAATTGTTGGTTTGTCTCAAGCTTCTTACGCGTGTACTTCGTTGCGGGTACTCTGTACGCAAGTTCTGTCTTTGGACGGTCCATTCCGTCCTGAATTGGTTTGAAAAAGAAGGGGTAATTAACCGATATCGGTACCACCTTGTCTGTAAACATCTTCTTTGCGTCAGGACCAGACTTTGATAATATCCCAAATCTAGAGTCGCTTGATATGGTTGCCATATTAACACATTCTCCCGAGGCCATAAATGAAAACCCAGAACGCCTGTTCTTAAGGTAGCACATACCATAGGATCTGTGATCGGCCTTACAAGCTTCCCAGAATATGTAAAATAACCTGTTTGATTCACGAAAGTCTGGCTGGCCGACGTCGATTTTACTCCACTGCAAGTACATATAATGAGTACCAGTAACGTAAGTAGCCACATTCTTATTATAGAACCAAAAGCCTTCTTCCCTGCGGACGAACTCATTATCGATGTAATCATACCATTTTTCTTTGAAGTCTAACGGGTA